ATGCCGCTAAGTTTGTCGAAGAGACTGCTGAATATTTGTATCAGGTTTACGGGATTGGCAGCGCTCAAGATCGGCATACGCTCATCATGCTTGCCGATCAGCTCCAGATCTACGTTAACGCTCGGCAAGAAATGCTAACTGGTGAGCTAGTGGTTTACACGAACGGCGGTAAAACCGCTGCGCCTAATCCACATATCGCAATCGCTAATAATGCGGTTATCCATGCCATCAAGCTGATGAACGAATTAGGCTTAACACCTAAATCCAGATTAGCAACCAACAAGACAGAAGATAAAAAGATAAACGACTTTCTAAGCGGGCCTAAATTCGGAACATGAAACTAGAAGATGGGATTGGTTATGCAGCGGCAGTAGCAAAAGGTGAGATCAACGCTTGCCGAAACGTACGTTTAGCTTGCCAGCGGTTTCTAAACCACCTGGAAAACAAAGAATGGGAATGGGTATTTGACCCTGGGCCGGTTAATCACTTCTTAGAGTTCACGAGTCTTTGCCGGCATGTAAAGGGCCAATGGGCAGGGCAACCCGTAAACCTTGAGCCCTTTCAGATACTCATCATCTGCGCAATCTACGGATTCCGTCTTAAGCGGGATCGGTCTAAGCGCATGGTTCAGGATGTCATTGTTTACATCCCGCGCAAAGCTGGAAAGTCAACGCTTACCGCTCTGATCGCTCTCTATGAGCTCGCCTTTGGCGATGCTGGCGCAGAGGTTTATACCGTCGCTACTAATCGAGATCAAGCAAGCATTGTTTTCACGACTGCTAAGGGATTTATCGAAACCCTTCCTCGAGAGGTTTCTGGTCTCTTTATTCCTGGCAAGTTCACGATAGTAAAGAACGGCGACTCTCAATCGGTGTTCAAAGCGCTCAGCAGGGATACCAAGCGTACGGGTGACGGGCTCAACCCTTCTTGCGCGATCATCGACGAGGCTTCGCAGATCGTCGACAGGAATACGATTGAGGTCTTGCATTCTGGGATGGTAGCGCGGGCTAACCCGCTTAGGTTATATATAACTACCGCTTCTTTTACCCGCGATACTAAGTTCTTTGAAGATCTCCAGGTTATGGAGCATATCCTTCATCAGGATGTACCTGATAACCCGCGATGGTTTGGATTGCTTTATTCGTTGGATGCTGGCGACGATTGGCGTGACCCGACGGTCTGGCACAAAGCCAACCCCATGCACAATATCTCGGTCTCACACGATGCAATTGCCGCGCGATGCGAGGAAGCCAAGATTAAGCCGGCGGCGCTCAACGAGTTTCTCTGCAAGACATTAAACGTTTATGTTTCCGCCGAAACCGCGTGGGTAGACAGATCGCATTGGGATGAAGCTGTGGGTCTTACAGACCGTGAGCCCGAGGCTGTATTTATCGGTTTTGACTTGGCGGCAACGCGAGATCTAAACGCCGTTTGTACGCTAAAACGATTTAGCGAAGATGATTACGAGGCCGAGTGGAAGTTCTTTCTTCCCGAAGATGGTTTTGACCTTTTACCGGCGCATTATCAGGATATTTTTAGACAAGCCATTAATTCGGGCATTTTGCATATCACCGAAGGCAATGTTATGGACGACCGCGAGATTTCGGAGTATATTCTGGGACAAAGCCAGAAATACGACGTTCGTGAGGTTGGCTACGACGCATATAATGCGGCTGCGCTGGTTGCGCGACTATACGAAGCTGGAATGCCGGTTAAAAAAGTTGGGCAGGGTATGGCGGTACTTTCTAACCCTTCCAAGCATGTAGAACGGCTTATTCTAGGCCATAAAATCAAACACGATGGCAACCCGTTTTTAGGCCACCAATTGGGAAACTGCGAAGTGTTTGTGGATGTGCAGGGCAACATTAAGGTCAAAAAGGCCGGAGTTGACCGCCATGCGAAGGTCGACGGGATTGTTGCCCTCATAATCGCCATGCACTGTAGCTTAGACAATCCGATGCCGTCTGAATCATACGGATTCAGGGTCTTTTAGGGCTAAAAATGGGCATATTCGACAGATTCCGCAAGAAACCAACCCAAAATGAGTCGAATTCGTTGTTCGGCAACACTGTTTTGGGTAATAACGTCATGCTCCGAGGTAAGGGGCAAGGCTACGGATCTAACCAGCTTCTCTATGTAACCACCTCTGCTGTTAACGAAGCTGGGCGTTCATTAGACATTACAACGCTCGCTAGAAACTCCACGGTCATGGCTTGCGTCGGAACTAAGGCTAGAGCGCTCGCACAACTGCCGGTAAAGATCATGTCTCGGCAGGCTGACGGTACTTTGGTTGATACACAGACGGAACCTGGGGTTCCTGAGCGGGAAAAAAACCGCGCAAAGTCGATTCTTAACCTTCTTGCTCAGCCCAACAACTTCCAGAGTCAATACGAGTTCTGGTATCAGTTCACGATGTGGCATGAGCTTGCCGGTGAGACTTTCGTATTACTCTGGAGAAAGAACGAGGCCGATCCCCAACAGGTTCCGCTTGAAGTCTACGTTCTTGATTCGACGCTAATTGTTCCGCGTATCTCCGAAACGAGATACCCGTTTTATACGCTTACAAGCTCTTCTTACGGGTTTAACAAAGACGAGCCCTTGCAATACTTCCAGGTTATGCACGTTAAGAGCGAGCCTTGGCAGGGCTCCTCTTCGTTCAACCGCTTGCAGGCTGTCGAGCTGATTTCGCTTGATCAAGACATTGATCTTTACTCTAACTTCATCATGCTTAACGGCGCAAAGCCTTCTGGCTTATTCCGTACTGAGCAAGTCATACCCGATTCAAAGTTCAAAGAGATCGCGGCGCGGCTAAAAGAAGCGTGGACGAACATGCTTAACAGCCAGCCCTCGGACTTGAGCAAGCCTGGGCAGTCGATGCTATTAGACCAAGGTATGATGTACGAAAGTATCAAGCCTTTGACGTTGCAAGACGTAGATGCGCGAGAGCTGAAGAAACAGACGATGGCGCGGATTGCTGGCTTATTTGGTGTTCCGCCGGCGATGATCGGAGTCGGTGAGTCTAAGTACAACAATACGCAGACAATGCTTGATGAGTTCTACAAGTCGACCATGATGCCGTTCATCACCAATATTGAGCAGAAGCTAAAGACAAGCCTTCTTGGTGGCTATCCCAATCTGTATGTGCAGTTTCAGACTCAGGATTTCCTGAAGGGCGCTCCACTGGATCAGATGAACTATGTTGTGGCCGGAGTCAAGAATGGCATTCTCACGCCCAACGAAGCTAGAGACTATCTTGGGCTTGATAGCGTGGATGATGGTGATTCTCTGCTTGCTGCCGGTGGCGTTGATAAGCCTATTCCCGGCTCTTCGCCGCAGGATACTGGCGGCGGCGGAAATCTTAAGGTCATAGGTAAAACCGGGCGAGCTGGTAATGCTTAAGGATGTTCTTCAGCGTCTTAAAAATGAGGCGGCAAAGCGTAAACCTCCGCCCAAACAGGTTGATGGCAAACGACAGGAAAAAGAGCGGGTAAATGAGCGGAAAAGTTAAAGTAGTTATTGGCGCTCCCTGCTCAGGCAAAAGCACTTACATAAAGAAAGTGCGTGGACCGGATGATGTAGTTGTCGATTTTGATTCGTTAGCTAAAGCGCTTGGTTCGATGGTTAGCCATAGATCAACCGGCGACATTAGAGAAGTGGCTTTTGCTGTAAGAGAGGCTGCGATACGAAGAATATTTCAGGGCTTAAAATCGGATGCTTATATTATCGACACAAGCCCTAAACAAGAAAACATTGCGCTTTACAGAAACCGACGCGTTGAGTTTGTTTTAATTGATCCAGGTTTGGAGGTTTGCTTAGAAAGAGCGCGTGAGAGGTCTAAAGGGACGGTTGAGAAAATTATGCAGTGGTATCAATCGCCGCCAGCAGTCATACAGGAAATGAATTTGATGCCAGCAAATGTAGACGATGTGATGCTCCATTCGGCGCAGCGGATACTGGAAAGAAGCTCGGTCGGTTCACCATTTAGGTTTATGTGAGGCAACTATGAAACATGTTCAATTCTTCACCGAGGCAAAGGTTGAGCTTGGCCGTATGGCTGATGAGGCAACCGGCGAACCTACCGGCGAGATCGAGGCAACCCTGACAACCTGGGGCGCAAGAGAAGGCGCAGACGGGCGCAGATTTTTCTACACGCCAGCGGCTTTTGAGATGTGGCACGAAGGCTGGATGGAAGCCGGCAGACCGTTGCCGATGTACTTTCAGCACAGCTCAGACATGATGCCCGTGGGCGAGTGGTCAAAGTTTGACATTACCGACGAAGGTATGACCGGAACCGGGAAACTTTTCCTGAATACGACGGCAGGATCGGATCTGTACACGAT